GATTCCAAGATAATGCAATCTTAGGCCATTCATAATATTTGTTTACGTATTTAACTTGATTTCTTAAGTGATCCTGTATCTGTTCCATATGTAATGTTTTCTTTGCTGTAGTTATAGCAAATGCAAACTTCTTAGCCAATAGTTGATAGTCTTTACAATAAGGAACATACATAGAATATTCAGATCCTGTTTCATATAAGGCACCATAATTAGTTACAATACAATAGAGTCCAGCTGCCATAGATTCTAGCAACGAGATGCAAGATGTTTCTTCCCATATGCTTGGATAAACAAACATATGATAGTCTCTTAAATGTTCTTTAATGTATTCGTTAGGTCTATAACCTATGTAATTTACATTAGGTAATTGTCTTGCTTGTTCGTATAAAGCTTCATACTCTTTATCGTTTTGATCTTTAAATGACTTACCATAAACTTCAGTAGATGAATAAACATCTAATGTAATGTTTTTATTCTGTAATAATTGCATCGTCCCTAATAAAACATTTAATCCACGCCAAGGTGTACAATGATGTATAATTTTTAATGGTTCATTTTGAGAATAAGATATTTCTCTTGCTGGTATGTTCTTAATACCATTCTTAATGACTAAACATTTTTCAGTTGGTAAATCAAAATGTTTTGTAAACTGTTCAAAGTTCCAATGGCTATTGAATACATACCAATCATATTTTTTATGATTGTCTTTATTCATAAACCAAGGTTCAAGATTAGGTTGATCATATGAATTTTTGATCCAAAGTATATTAGCTTTTACAGGATCTAAAGGTATTTTTTCAGGAACTGAAGTTGTAATTTGTACAGAATCTAATAATCCGTAAGATACGTGTTTTTTTAAATAATCAAATTGAATTTCAGTTCCACCGTAAGGTTTCATTATTTGGTTTTACCAAAAACCTGTAAAGATGCAACTGTTATTTTCTGGTTAATTTGAAGATCATCTGGAGTAGTATCAGTATTGGGATTAGCAACATCATTATCAAAATCGCTTTTGCTAGCATAAATAGTACCTGTTCTTTTGTTTTTAATTTCTTCTTCTGCTTTTGCAGGAACGACAGGCACTTCTACGCCATCTATAATCATAGTTTTTTGAGTCATACTATTTTATAACTTATTTTATCTACCTTGTCCACGATACTTCTTACGCTTTTGGTTTTTCGGTCCGTGTTTTTTTCTTATACGTCCTGGTCTTTTTTTCTTAGTTTTTTTATAAAACTCTATAGCTCCTATTTGACTTTTCTTTTTAGCCATTTTGATCGTCCCTACTTATTTCTAAAATTGATACAACGGCTGTAATGGCTGTTGTTGTAGAAACTTCCATCTTTAAAACATCACTTTCTTCTAAAACTATCGGTCCCTTAGCAACATTACATATAGTCGGTCCTGTAATATTAGCGTAAGCAATTTGAATGGTAGAAGAAGCAGAACTATCAGTTATACTAGTTTTAAAAGTTTTTGATCCGCTTTCGTTTGTAACTTGTATATTTTGCACAATAGCTCTTGAGTTAGAAGGAGTTGTGTATATGCTAGTTACAGCTGTTGTTGTTGGAGCGTAGAACGCATTTTTATAATAGTTAGCCATTAATTATCTATGAGTATTAACTCAAATCCTCCTGATGCTGCAGATGTAGAATTAGAAATTACTTGTAAATCTATATCTGTTTTTTCTTTAACTTTGTTTATTGCATATTTTCTCCAACTACTAAAACCACCTCTTGCAGACATGTATTCTTTTACATTCCAAGCGGCATCAGTAACTGCATTATCTCTTGTCATAAATCTAAATCTATGTTCACTATCTTTAGAAGAAGATACATTTAAATTTATAATATATCCTGTTTTACCATTTGGAATAGTATAAACCGCCATAAGTGTTTGACCCATACCAATAGTATCATAGCTTATGTAGGCTAAAATATTAGAATCAGTAGAACCTGTCATTGTAATTTCATCAGCGTTAGTTTTTAAAGAACCTGCTGTAACAACTCTTGCTCTAAATACTCTTCTAAATGTTTGTGTTGTAACAACTGGTGTTGTGCCATTCATAGATACTGTATCTGTTACAACATCCCAGTTAGTATCTAGACCTTGGATCTCTACTGTTCTTGCACCTGTTCCACCTGATGCATCATTTGCAGAAGCACTAACAACACTTAAAGTTTGAACAGCTGTTGGCCAAGGATATAAATTACTTCCTTCCCACATAGATTCAAAACCACCAGATCCAACTGTAGGGTTGATTCCAAATTTACTTACATTTGAATAACCAGTAAAATCTCCTTTAGAAACTGCAAGATAAAAATCTATCTCTGCAGATGATGGAGCAGTTGATCCTGTTGTATTTACATTATTACAATTCATTAGCAACCAAACCTTGTATTAAACCAAGTAAACCTTTGCATTTCTTGTTTTAAATCTTCTTGAAAAGAAAAGTTTAATTGATTTTTTATTGTGTCTAAAGACGCTATAATTTGTCTTTGATTAGATTCATCGTAAGATGGTTTTGGTTCTGGTATGTATGCGTCTATTTTAGCCATTATCTTCTTCCATCAGGTTGAACATCAAATCTAAATAAACCCATTCTCCAATTTTCATCTACAGCTGTATTTTCTATTTTTAAATTTACTAATCTTGCTCTAGCTCTTGTATGAATTTGAGTGGTGGATGAAGTAATAGTAAAAGGACCATAAGGAGAACTAGTTGTAGTTTCACTTGGAAAATCTCTTAGGTTTAAAGTTATAGTAGCATTACCCGCTATAACTTTAAAGTCAGGTATGAATCTTCTTATCTTCATTAAAAATTGTCCGTCACCCTCTACATCTAAATCAAAATCTCCTGATTGTATATAAGCATTAATAGCTGTTTCGTTCCCTACAGCATCTATTTCATTTACTCCTGTTTCTTGTGCGTAGTATTTTGTATTTCCTTGAGAAGCTGAAATACCTTGAACAGTTGGAAAAGTTGGAGCTACGTTTTGAGTAAACTTAGTTGCATAAGGTAATGTAAATACACTAGTATCTGCATAAGTTGTTCTAGCTAAAGTTCCTGTAGTCCAAACTCTTTCTGCATAATTATAAGTAACCACTCTATCAACAAAGTTAGAATCTGACTTTGGATAAAACCAATTAATTTCACTATATAAACTATTATGTCCTCCATAAATTTGTTCACCGTTATTAAAGCTTATACCTAAATTGTCACCGTCTGTTGTGTAGACAAAATCTTCAACAGAACAAGGTAACGATTTAACTGTACCATCGTAAACAAAGAAGCCTCCTTCTTCTGACATCCAGTACACTGCACCATCTACATAGACTGCACAATGTTGACCAAATAAACCACAGTTAGAACCAACTTGTCTAATAGAGAAAGTAAATGGTGGCCCTACGAATTGCATTACATAAGCTGAAGTATCTGTTAAAATTAATAAATAATCTTTACCTTTAACAGCTCCTACAATTCTTGTTCCTGAGTCAATTCTAAATGTACCTGCGGTATTGACTGAAGTTGGATCATAAGTTGTAGGATCTTCTTGATTAGAAAATCTAATAAACATCTTATCTTGTGTACTAGGTGTACCAATAGTTGTTTCTGTTCCCAGTTGAATTAAATGTCTGTCTCGATCGGATACAATAGACATAACTGATTTAGTAGGATTACCAGATAAAGAAACCGCTCTAGTTGTTAAAGCTGTTGCACTTCCTGAAATAGGTATCCATTGAAAAGTTCTACCGTTGTGTACTGTTGCGATTAAATTTTGACCATAATTATCTAATGACCAAGAACCTGGATCAAGTATAACTGTTGTTGATGTTCTTGGTGTACCCCAAGTTGATAAACCAAAACTTCCTGCACCCCAACCATAAGCTGGTGTTGTAATTAAGTTACCAATAAGAATATAAGGTAACGGATCTAATGTACCATCGTTTGTAGCTCCTGTACCTGTTTCAGCTGTAGGCATTTGTATAGTAAAAGTTGTAGTAGAAGGAACTGTTTTTACTTCAAAGACAACATCATCAAAATCAGATGCTGTATAATCTGTTTGTCCTCCTGTAAAAGAACCTGCATTTTCAAATGTAACTAAATCACCTACTTCAATAGCGTGTGCACTTGTAGTTGTAATAGTAACTGTAGTTGAACCGTTTGTTGTTGTTATATCAGCTCCTGTAGATTGCCTGTCAGGATCAATAGGTGTTATATCATAAAAAGTATTGTCATAATAAATAACTAATAGTCTATTAGTACCAATAGCTGCATACTTACGACCATCTAAATCAACCCATGTGTGTTGAGCTCTAGCTGCACCCACTAAAGTATTATTTTGTAACTGTTGCCAACCACCAATTTTTTCTGGCATACCATATCTAAATCGTACGTTATTACCATCAATCCATTGATTCTCAGCTTCTGTAGCTGTAGCTTGTTTATTAAATCCAGGTGCAAAACCAATTTTTTTTAAAGGCATAATATAATATTTGTTAAATATTATGGATTATATCATAAGCTTTATAAATTTTTAAGATGTCTTAGGGATACCTAATAAAGGCCTTTTATCGTACAGATTTGTTTTAGCAAACCTTCCATTTGCGTGATTATAATGCAAGAATACTTGACCACAGAGATTACCTTCAAATGGTTTTCTCCAATGTTCTAATTCACATCCAGAATAGATAAGCATATCACCAGGTTTTAAATTAACTTCTACACCAATATGTGCGCCTGGTTTAACAATAGATTTATACTCATCAATAACATTATTTTCTCCTGTTGGATCAATGTATATTGGCCAAGGATCACCACCTAAATTAAGTGTAGTAGATATCTCACAACTAGGTCTATCTTTATGTCTTCTTAATATGTTTCCTTTTCTATA